TTCTTAAACATTTATGCACCGCCTTTTGAATCAATTTTCTATCTGTTATATCTACATTCTTACAGTATCGTTTCATTCGATTGTCTTTATAAGGGCTTTCGGTTTTTACTACTAACCCCGACGACCGGGCGAACCCCGGCCGTCCTTACTCCTTCATCTCTAAAGTTTTGGTAGGTCTATAAAAAGTATTTCGGGCAACCGCCCAAGAGCCATTTAGGCTACACCCTTTACGGGTGCGAAATACGACGCAAAGTATTTTTGTAAAATAAAATGAAATAAACAATTTCAGCCAAGGTAGTTCCAGTTCGTCCTGTCAAGCCTGTTCCTGCAATTCACGTAAACGGGGCCGCCATTCGCGCCATTCCTGAGATTACCGCGTGCGTCGTAAGTCCTTTTATGCCGTCCGGTCGTATTAGGGGCGATCCCCTCTTCCCTAAAGGGAATTCACCCCCGACGACCTACTGTATCAATCGCAGCCAAGGAAGCCCCAGCCCGCCCCGCCAAGCCAGTTCCTGCAATTCACGTAAACGGGGCCGCCATTCGCGCCACTCCAGAGAGCACCGCGTCCAAGGTCTTCTCTTGTTCCTGATGTACTCTTTCCGCCTGCATAGCAACGATCGCCCCAACCTTGCCGATCACTGCTACCGACTGCCTTCACGAACCACGCGCAAGTTTCCGTATCTACTCCGATATCTCCGATCCAGAAATCCGCGCCGTCGTTTGCCGGAATGTTGCCAATCAGTTTATATGTGCTTTTGATTGTTGCTTCGTCTGTGACGTGTTTTGTCCCCCGGTGGGCGATATATACATCTTTGCTATAATCTTCTTTGAATACCATCACGGAATCTGCATATACGATATATCCGCCGACCGCATCTTCGATACCCATAACTCTATACGGGTGTTTGCCGTCTGTGTTCGACGTCAACGATCCGTCGTGTTTTCCGATAACTTTATCCGTTGATCCGCTCCACCAGTGCATAGAAGACATTGTGATCGGTGCGTTTACTGTGTCGCTGATTGCGACCGGTGTTGTCGTGAACCCTTCTTCCACGTCCAGATATACCGCTTTGTTGCTTTCGTCCAAATCTTCGATTCTTAACACCTTTACATCGTCCGCGTATTTGTGAATCGTACTGACGCCGCGATCGTTATTTACGTTTGATCCGCTTACCGAACCATAGCCGACCGATACATACGCGCCGACGATAATATTTGCCGCCTGTGCATTTGTTACCGGAAAATAGGTTTCTTTCGTGTCTCTTTGTACTGCTGCCGCATACTGGAAGTTATAGTTTGTCGTTCCTTGAAAAATAGTCTGTTCATTCTTTGTTGCGTACTTGATAACCTGATACAAGATTCTATACAGGTTTCTTTCTTTTCCGCCGCCCCAGTAGCCTTTCCCTTTTTTTTGATAATTTGTGATCATGTTGTTGTAGCACTGATTTCTTTCTGGTTTGGAATTTTTAAAGGATCGCAAAAGTCCGTCTGTTCCGATTCCGCTTACATATTTACTATGTACGACATACGGAGCGAAGTTTCCGTCTTCTTTCTTTGCGGTTTCCCAGCCTACAAGCCCGTATTCATCGTTCGGCGTATCTGACAGCGTCCAGATCTGCTTCCCGTCTTTTTCTTCCACGTTCCAGTATGGCGTCATAGCAATTACGCCGACATCTACCGAACCGTCATTCTTGAAGTCATTTCCCCAACCTTCAACCGCCGTCGGGACCTTCCGGCCGTATTCGTTCGTTACGTAGTTGCAGTTAAACCATGTAAAAATCCCGATACCTTCGTAGTCGTCCTGTCCTTCTACCGTATCGGTTGACGGTTCGCATACTTTCCCGGCATTTGCAAGCGTTTTCGTTCCGTCCGACGTCGGATTTGTTACTGACAAATATAATTCTGTCTGATATATCTTTCCATTCCTCATAGAGCCGAAAAAGGCTTCCAGAATCTTTTCGTCAATAATTCCGCTTACGTTGTCCGCTACCGTCTGCGCCGCTTCTGTCGCCGCTTTTGCTGCCGTTGTCTGCTCTGTTGCTTTCTGTGCTGCGGTATTTGCTGCCGTTGTCGCTTCATTTGCTTTTGTAACTGCGCTATTCGCGTTCCCCGCCGCCGTTGTTGCTGCTCCGGCTGCTTCTGTTGCTTTTGTTGCTGCTGATGTGGCTTTTTCGGCTGCGCTGTTGGCCGCACTTGTTGCGCCGTTTGCGCTGTTGGCCGCCTGATTTGCCGCTGCTGCTGCGCCGTTTGCTGCGCCTGCTGCCGATGTGGCTTTTTCGGCTGCGCTGTTGGCTGCTCTTGATGCGCCGTTTGCGCTGTTGGCCGCCTGATTTGCATTTGCGGCGGCAGTTTCCGCGATCTTTGCGTTTGCCGCCGCTGCCTGCGCTGCCTGATCCATATCGTTAAAAATTGTTCCCATAGAAAGAAATTCTTTGTCACTCACGAACCCGTCTGTCTTGTATACGGTTTCTACGATCTTCGTGTAGTAGGTTGCTGACTTCAATTCCTTTCCGTCTTTTAACAGTACGATTTCGCCTTTCCCCGTTCCTGATGCCGCTAACATCTGTTTTGTGTACGTTACAAGAATTTTGTTCCCTGATAATGTGCAGTCGTTCAATACCGGGTTTCCATCCGGTTTATAATATTTAATTCTTGCCGTGCAACCCGTTGGAATCTCGTACGGCTGTTTGTTCTGCAACAGCGAAACGGCTAGAATTCGCGAATCCTTGTCGCCCTGTTTCATCACCACGTATTCAAACGGACTTTTCCCGTCAAGTTCAATCGTGATTTCCTGTGTGATTGTGATATCTGTTGCCATTATGCTTCGTTCTCCTTTCCATTAACTAAAATGTCGGTCTGTTCTGCCATGAGCGCGATTCTTTGCCGCTGTTCCTCTGCTAGAAGCCCTTCAATGATTAGATCTATAACTTCTCCGGGTAAATCATATATAGCCGCTGCACGGTTAATATGCATTCGAAGATAGTTTCTCGCCTGTTCAATCCTGAACCCGTCTGGTAGTCTTGTTTTTTTCTGTTCTTCCTTCTTATCTTCTGCCATTGTTTCTCCTTTCTACAATGCTTCCCATAATTCCGGCGATTCTTCCGGTGTATTGTTAGCAGTGGTTATATGTGTCTTTTTGCATTTGAAAAGGATCGCGCCTTCCAATTCTTTGTCGCTGTTCCCCGTGAATGTGGCGACACTTCGCGATGCGTAACGTTCGCCCTCTTTCACTTCCATTCCTTCTTTCCATTCTGGGAAACAGTATGGCAATTTCGCCGCCTGTTCGTCGGTTAGGTTGTTCGCCATTATTTCAATCAGTTTTCGGATCTGCCTTGCAGCTTCTGTCATGCTCATCTACTTTTCTTCTCCTAATAATATTTTTAATGCCTTTTCTGTTTCGCTCTCTTTACGCTCTGTTGTCCCTGTGTTTGCTTCCACTGTTTTTTCTGTTGGCGTTCCTTCCTGTAATTCGTATTCCCTTTCTTTCTGTTCTTCTTTCTGAACCTCTTTTTCTTCCTGTTCCATGTTTTTCTCCTTTACTTCGTATAATAGCTTAAATCGATCAAGATTCCGTTTTTAAATCCCATTCGTCCGTTCGGTCCCCAACTTTGAATTGTTCCGTCTGAATTAACAGCCAAAACCTGAACATAGTTGATTGTCTGTGTTATTCCACCGCCTTCGAACGACGGGTTCTTAATCTTCCAGTAGTGCATATCTATATCGCATCCTGCATTAAGCGCGTCTCCCGTCATGTTTGCAAAACTCGATCTTGCATACGTCCATTTTGTACTGTAATTTGCGCCGGAAGAAGGCTGCGCCGCCCATGCCATGTAGTCTCCTGTGTATTCCAAGTCGAAGTTTAATCCTTCTTTGTCTGAATATCCGCTAAATCCATTTCCACCGATCAATCCGATTTCCCGTGAATTATACGTAATTTCCATTCGTCCACTCCGAAGGTATACTTTATTTTTTCCATTTTCGCTGTACAGTGTCCCTCTGATTGTTGCATTCTGGCAAGTCAGCGTTCCGTTTGGCGTCATGCTTGAATAAGTTGATTCCCAACTAATTCTTGAAGCCTTTAGCCTGATAGATTCTGCCTTCTGTTCAATCAGCGATTCCGCTTCCTGCTTTGTTACCCTTAACGTGATCTTGTCCGCTTCTACTTTGATCGCTGCTCTTGCATATTCCGCGACTGCTGCCGCCGCGACTGCTGCCACGTCCACGCCCGCTGCTTCGATTGTCTCTTTCAAATCCGCCAGTGCTGCGTTATATGCATCGAATTTCGTATTGACATTTGCTTTCTCTGTCGCCGTGATCTTTTTGTCTGAAATTGCGTTGTTGATCGCGGTTAACAGCGCGTTGTATGCGTTCGTGTATGCATTTTTCTTGCTGATGAGCGTTGACCGTGTGGCTGTCCTTTTTTTGTAATGCCACAATTTACGCATATAATTTTCATATGGGTGTGACGTCTGGATCATCGACACGGTGGCTGCTTCAATTACTTCGTAGGTCGGAAGCGCACTTTCCGTTCCGATTGTATCTGCTGTCGTTGATACCTGCTTGATTTCGTCGATTGAAAAACCATAGTCTTTATTGCCTGATACATCCGAATACCATTGTACGTAGATATCAGTCGACGGCACAATGTACGTTTTCCCGGCGATATCTGCGCCGCTTACTTTGTCCAGTGCCTTGTAGATCTTTCCGTCTTTCTGATAGTATAAATATAGATAATCGTATTTCGTGCCGCTTGATGATACTTCCGTTTTGCAGTTTTCGTTGAATTTAATTGAAAAATTGCTTCCTGTAGCTGCTGACTGTCTCGAAGCTGAGTCTATCACTGCGTTATATTGTTTCTGAATCGAAGCGTTATCCTTTTCCAGTTCTTTGATATATCTTTCGATCGTCTGTGCTTCCGTTTCCGTGATTATGCCGTCCCGGAATGCTCCTTCGACATTTTCTTTGAAATCTTCCGCGTCCTGCTTTGTCAGTTCCAGATCATCCGATATGGTCTTTTCTGCTGCCTGCGCTCTTTCTACTTCCGCCGTGATTGATTCGCCTGTTACTTCGAATCGCGACTTCATTTCCGATAACAGTTTCGCGTCGCCGTCGTCTGTATACTTTTTTACACTCTGTTTATACTCTACCGACAGGGATTCCGCGTTAATGGTCCCGGCTTCAATCAGTGCGCCGTTTAACTTTCCGACTGCAATAAAATCGGCCACGATCTGACCTGCTGCCGTGATCGCCGTTTCAAACGGTCCGCCAATTCCGTTACTAGAATGTCCCAGTCCGGCCAGATTCCAACGCCAGACGTTTTTCGCCGTTGCTGTCGAATCCGTATCCATGATATAGATTTCTTGCGGATTCTCTGCCGGATATAAAAGCACGTGTCCGCCAGAATTTCCAGTGATTGCCGCTGTTACATCCTTTATAGTCTGTTCGATGCGTTTCTGTATGATTTCCGCACGCGTGGCAGATTTTATAATCTGTTCTTTCTGCTCTTTCTGCGCCGCCGTGATTGTCTTTGTCAGATTTGTTTTTGGTTCTCCTATCTCTACACTGTCGAATCGCTCCTTTATGCTATCGTATGAGTATTTCACGATCTTTGCTTTGACTTCGATTCCCAGTTTTTCAATCATAACCGTTACAGTGTCACAAATTCCGATCGTTTCAAGTGCCTGTATATTTTCATAGTCCTTTGTCTTTTTCAGATTTTGGAATGTGGCTTTGATCGATATTTTCGGTTCGTCGATTCCGCTTTCTGTATAGGCTTTTGCAACCTTCCGAAGCATTTCTTCCGATACGATCACGCCGTCTTCGAATTCGTCAGAAAAATCCATTGGCGCACACTTTAGGCGAGCGTATTTGTCCGCGTTCGGTGTGTTGATAAACTTTTCAGGAAGGGAAACGAAAACCGGATCCGGTTCTTCTGTCGCTCCTTCTTCCTTTTCCGGCGTGTAATAACAATATGGAAATATCGCCGTTATCACGTCGCCGATGTTTCTTTCCTGTTCTGCCGAAATCAGGTTCTTTCCGTACCGGATCGTCGCCCCGGTATCTGTTCCACGGGATTTATGCAGCTTCACGGTAAAATTATCAAATTGATATTCCCCGCCCCAGACATCAAGGATCGATCCTTCTGCACCGCCCAGAATGTTTCTCACACTTAACACGTCGTCTATCTGTGTGCTGTTTCTGGTTGTGATATCCGACCACGCCGTATAGTTGTTTTCAATCACAGCTTCTTCTAAAAGTTGCGCGATTGCTTCCTGTGCGTTTTTGCCGGATATTTTAGGACGACATACCGGATTCATGTTCAATTCGTAACTGATATGTTCGGCGTAATAGGTATTCACGCCCCCGATCGGCTTTCCTGATTTATAGATCCTGAATAGCTGATCTTTGTCTTTGTCGTTTGGTTTTGCCTTTATAATTGCATCTTCCACGATGTAATCGGCCAGACGTCCTTCTTGCGGATATTGTAAAGTCAGCTCAAAAGATCCGTTTCTTTCTTCTTCTACAATGCAAGATATCGCGTCCGTCAGAAGTCCGATTCCGTTTGAATCAAATTGCGTTTCAAGGGGATCATATAGAATCGGTATCACAGACAGCACCAACGCGGCACAATGTCAATTTTCTTTACATTGCCCGCCCAACGGATTTTATTTTCGCCCGCTGCCAGTTTTGGAAATAATGTCGTAGTCATTTTGTTATTTTGTAGCGCATCCCCTTTGTACGCATTTAATAACGCGCTGTCTACTTCGATGTAGTCTTCTATTTCCTTGAATGTATGGGCGCGGTCGTTGATGTACAACGTAACCGCACCCGTCGCATAGATCTTCATGTACGGATAGGCTGTAAAGCCTTCTGTATTGAAAATGCTTGTCGCTTTTGTGAGTGTCAGTGTTCTTTCGCCGTCGTATGAATATTTGTACGGGTGGCAAGTGAACTGTATTTCTAAGGTCCCCAGAAGTGCGGCGGCGATTTCTTCCACCGACATTTCTTCCGATACATGAGCCATTCTGTAGTAATTGCGTTCGTAACTGTCGTCAAGCCGTGAATATTGCACGGTCTGGTATAACCACGCATACACATTCCGGGCGACCATTTCAAGATCCTGATATTCTTCCGGCATTACATAACACTTATACGTCTTCTGGAAATCTTCGTATTCTTCGTTATCGATCGGATCTGTTTTATTATTCAGAATCACGTCTCCACGTCCCGGAATGTTTACTTTTTCAATAACGGGTTTTGGACGGCCGTATATGTTTTCTTTTTCGTATACTGCCAGTCCCATATCAAGGGAATTCCGCCCGTTATATGTAAAACTGTTGATATCGTCGTAAAATTCATTAAGCATATACTTTGTCGTCCCTTTCCTTCAATTCCTGCGCCATTTCCATAACTTCTTCCGTCAGTTCGCGCACGTCCTGTTTTCTGTTGTTATAGAAGTTTTCTATATTCATGTTGATTTCTTGTTTTAGCGTTCCTTTCTGTCTGCCGAAGTTTCTTTCGAGTGATGTGTTTTTCGCTGTGCCTGAAAGTGGTGTAACGATTGTTTTTCCGTTTACCATTTCAACGATCTCCGGCCCTGCTTCTGCAACGATCGCGCGGCCGTTGGTTAATATTCCGCCTTTCGCCAGTCGTGGCAGTCCTACATATCCGACCGATCCAACCGACACACCCGGAAGTTTGTTAATCAAGTTAATTGCTCCGTTGATAACTCTGATTGCAGAATTGACCGTATTTTCAATCATGGATATTACGCCATTGATACCGGATTTGACCGCGCCACCGATCGCGTTTGCGATAGACGTTCCCAGATTTGAAAATGTATTTCGTATAATGCCCCACAAGCCAGAAAAGAACGATCCCCAGTTTGAAAAGACATTCTGAACCGCGTTCCATGCTGACTGAAAGATTGATCCGAACCAACTTCCGACAGATCCGAAAATATTCTGAATCCCTGACCATACCTGACCGAACCAACCCGTCACAGCCGACCAGATACCTTTGATCGCTTCCCATGCGCCCGAAAAGTCGCCAGAAAGTACAGACTGTACAACCGAAAAAATTCCCTGTATCACAGACCAGATCATTTGAAAATACCCGGTCGCCACGTCCCATATGGTTGTAATTGTGGTCCATGCAACTTGAAAAAATCCGCCCAAAACTGTGGCTACCACCGAAAAGACGGCCTGTATATTCGACCATATTGTTTGAAAATACAGAACCACCACGTCCCAGACGCCTTTTATAATGATCCATGCAGATTCGAAAAATCCGCCGATTACCTGCCCGACGACCGAAAAAACGGTCTGAATTCCAATCCACACATTCTGAAAATATGTAGTTGCAATGTCCCAGATTGACGTTATCAGAAACCAAGCGATCCGAAACGGTGCTGTCAGGATTTCCACAACTACTGAAAAAGCGGTTTTGATTCCCTCTTTTACCATTTCGAAATATGGTTGTGCGGCCGCCCACGCTTCCTGAATTTTGTTCCATGCGTCTTTGAAAAATTGTACGATAGCTGACAAAATTCCCTTTACTGCTTCTCTGAATGCTTCGCAATTATTCCACAGTAAAACTAATGCTGTTACAACCCCGACTATCGCTGTTATGATCCACGCCGCCGGATTTGCTAAGATTGTTGAATTCAGTATTTTTTGAGCCAGTGTCGCTCCTTCGGTTGCCACCGTCCACGCCTTTATAGCTGCCACCATTCCTTGTATCATAGTAACGACATTCCACGTCAAAAGTGCTGCGCCAATTCCCACTATTAGCGGCAGCAATACATTTGCATGGCTTACAAAGAAATTTATAAATTCTGTTATATCTGTAAGCACTTCTTTTAAAATCTCTTTCGCTTGCGGCAAATTCTCTTTTACTGTGTCGATTGTTTCTTTTGCAACCGGTCCTAACTCTTCGCCTAATGGTTTTATTAGTTCTGTTTGTATGGATCTTCCGAGCCCTTGAAATTCGCTTGCCAGATCGTCGTATCTCATTTCTTTGATCTTTTCCATTGTTCCGGCCGCATCCGACGCCGCGCCTTCCATGTTTCCCATTGCTAAAATTGCTTGTCCGCCTGTATCTTCCCACATTGTGCCGAATAATTCGACGCCGATAGTGTTCTGTTCAAGTGGATCAGATACTTTTCCCAGTGCTTCGAAAGTGTCCTGCATTGCTTTTTTTGCCGCTTCGCCGCCTTCTCCGAACGCTTTCTTTGTTGCGTCCACGTCCATTCCCAATTCTTTGAAAGCATTGTCCGCCGTTCCGTCTTTTACCCTGATAGAGAATTCGTTTACTGCGTCGCCTAATTTGTCGATATCAAAAACGCCTGCTTCCGCTCCGCTTTTGAACATATTGAACATATCTGAAGCTGAAAGTCCCATTTGCGCGAATTTTGGTCCGTATTCATTTATTGAATCCAGTAGGTTATCGTTTTTGTTCAGCCCGTTTTGTGCGCCCTGCGCCACAAGGTCGAACGCTTCTTCGGAAGATAACCCGAATTGCGTCATTAACTGATTTACTGCCCGCATAGATTCTCCGACGTCCATATCGAAGGTGTCCCGGAGTGTGAATGCGCTTTCCGCCATTTCTTGTAATTTCGACGGATCCATTTCGCCTGTCTGCTGCACAATTACGCCCATAGCTTCGCCGACTTCCTGAATATCTTCGCCGTAATTGTTTTCATACACGGCCGCCATTGCTTTATCCAGTCCGTCTATTTTGTCCGCTGCCGCGCCTGTTGATGTCGTAAGCGTGTTTAACGCCTGATCGTATTCACTTTCAAACTTTAAACTATACGTTCCGGCTGCCACCATTGCCGCTCCGGCTGCTTTCATTCCGGTTTCTACCGCTTCGCCGGCCGCTTTCATTTTGTCTTTGAATTCGTCGGCGCGTTCCGATACTTTCTCAATATCTTCTTCTTTCCTTCCGACGTCTTTCAATGCTTGCGCGGTTTCTTTGGCTTCTTTTTCCGCCGCGTCTAAATTATTCGAAACCTTAATAATTTCTCTTTGTAATGCCCGGTATTGTTCTTCTGATACTTCGCCGCGTTCAAACTGTTTCTGAACCTGTTTTTCAGCTTCTTTCAAAATATCCAGTTTTTCAGACGTCCCGGCGACCGCTTTTGATAGAAGTTCCTGTTTTTGCGCTAATAATTCTGTATTTTTCGGATCTAATTTCAGTAATTTGTTTACTTCTCTTAATTCCGTTTGTGTAGTTCTTACGGTTTTATTGGCCCCTTGCATGGCTTTATCTAACTTCGTAGTATCTCCGCCGATTTCGATAGTAATTCCGGCGATTTTGCTTCTTGCCATTTATTCTCCCCCTTTCTTTCCGAATTTTTCTCGCAACTGCTGCCGATCCGGCTTCGTCTGCGTCATTCTCCAACAGTTTTCAAGGTATTCCCGCCCTGTCTCTGTCTGTGAATTAAAATAAATTACCGATTCCCGCGCCATGAACAAATAAACGTCAAGATCTAATTCTTCCACTTCCCAAAAATTAAGCCCCGTGTATTTCGCTACCATTTTTTCGGCGTTTGTTTTTGGTTTGTAATGAATTTCCTTTGCGTTCGGATCGTCATAGAACGGTATAATTAGTTTGGGTCTGCTTTTACTCCTTTTACAAAGTTCATAAATCCTTTTATAAATTCGCCCATTTCTTCTGTGTCGTAATTGTCAGTCATGTATTTCATTGTAATTTTTTCTTTATTCAGGTTGTTTGACAGCACTTCCGCACATATTGCACCTAGTGTGTCCATTGCATCTGCTGCCGACATTTCTTCCAGATCCATTTCCTGTGCTGCCGTAATTTTTTCAAATGTTTTTTTCATCGGCATTTTTACAACCAGTTCTCTACCGTCTTTTAATGTCGTTTTAAAAAAACTTCTCTGGATTTTATTAAAATCAAAATTCATGTTCGCCATTGTCTTTTCTCCTTCTGAAAAAGGCGGCGTTTTTGTCTATACGCCGCCTTGTGATTAATTTACTTTATTTAGTCTGCGACCGATCTTTCTTCGCTTGTATCGCTTAACATCAGTACTTCTTCCAAAACTTCTTCTTCGTAATGAATCAGTGTTCCTTCTTTGTCCTGCGGTAATGCTGTGAATTCTGCGTCTACGACGGTTTCTTTATCGTTTGCGAACGCAAGCGAAAATCCCGCCTGATTATTTCCAACAATCATTACCCAGATATCTCCGTCCACCGGATCTTCATGGTGGAAACAAATTACATATTTCTTTCTGCCCTGATTGTTTCCGCCGCCGACCTTTACGATTCTTCTTTTCTTTTTGTTTGATGTCTTTTCCACATAACTTACGCGTGCGGTATCACATATTTTTTCAAGCGTGTTTCCGCAAAATGTCATTAAACCGCTTTTTAAAGTTGCTTCTTCGTCGGTGATAACTGTTTTCTGAATTTTTCTTGTATCGTCTTTTGCTGTGTAGTATGTCGGTTTGTACTCGATAGTTGCGCCGCCTTGAATGTATGAGACCTGATTTTCGTCTGTGCAAATATCATCAACAGCCGGTAGTTCACCGTCGAATAATTTCATGTGGACGTTTCCAGATCCGAGAATGATTCTTTCTGTCTCTGCCATTTTTATTTCCTTCCTTTCTTCTGCGTGATATTGAATTCGTACGCCGTCTGAATCATGTTTTCGGAAGTGATTTCAGCTTGATACTTACTAAACGGCAGATCGAAAAGAACTTTCTTTTCAATCTGTCTTTCCAGTGATTCGTCCGGCGTTCTGTCTGTGTATAATTCCAGTGATCCGTCAACTTTTCGGATCGTGTTCTTTTTGTCGTCGCCCCTCTGGTTCTCGCTGACCATGTAAACTATATACGGCGGATCGGGGACCGGCTTTTTCGCTGTCTTCTTCCATGCATTTTTTGTGATCGGAAGCCCAATCGCCGTTGCTCTTTTGATGATTTCTTCAATCGTCGGCATGTTATCCCCCTAACTTGTCCTCGATATAGTCTGTTGCTGTCTTTTCTGCCTTTTCTTCTGCTCTGTCGATGTGCGGATAGGCTTTGACACGCCCGCCGTTTCTGCTTGCGTGTCCGTTCTGTAAAAGGTGTGTTAATTGATAATGTTTTTTGTTGTGTATCGAATACCATTCTGTGTCGGTTATCCTTCCGACTCTGGTATTTCTTTGCGTTACGTCCCAGTCCTTCGTATACTTCCCGGTGCGCTCCTTGTACGGTCCGCCCTGCGAAAGAACTTTCTTTCCTTCTTCCGCTCCCGCTTTGTATGCTTCGTTTAGAACCGGGTTGCACGTGTCTTCTTTCCAGTTTTTCAGTTCTTCTTGTACCGCGTCGGAAAGCCCGTCAATGTTGATCTTTACTTTCATACATTGCCCGCCCTTTCTCCGGCGTACAGTTCGATCTTTCCGTCGTCCTTCGGGCCGTAACTTCGGTATACCGTCAGGCGGCGGCCGTTGTATTCAACTTCCTGTTCGTCGTTGTATTCGTTAGCCCATACGTTGAACTTATAGCGGGCTTTCATGCCCTTTTGTCCCGCTGCCACAAATTCATCACGCCCGATCGGTTCAACGGTTGCGATCACGCCGTTTTTGACGTCTTCTTCTTTGGTTTCGCCCGGTTCAACCAGTGTGATATATGCGTCTATTTGTAGTCGCCCCCTTTGATTCTGGTTAAATGCATATTGTAGGCCGCTAACCATTTTTCGTGGTATGCGTCCATTCCGTAATATGCTTTTACATACGCAAGGACAGCCCCAATGATTAACGGATCTTCCGGGGCTTTCAGATACTTTTCTTCATTTACCCCGATTCTTTTCAGGTCTGCCAGTACGAAATCGACGTGGGTTTTCACGTCTTCGTCTAATGCATCGTTTGAAAGTTTTCGGACGCGCAATTTTGCCGCGTCCACAAGTTCGTTATACGTCATGGTTTAGCCGTCCTTTCTGTTTCTTATTATTCTGTTTTTGGTCGTTTCACGCGGATAAATCCGTTATAAGCAGCAACTGCGCCGCCTGCGAAAATGTCCGCCCTGTATGCAATTTGTCCCTGTTTGAATTTGTAATCTGTTGATTTTCTCGCGTCGATATCGGAGAAAATCGGCATTTCGTAGTTACTGAGTGGGCCGTATGCCATGCAATATTCATCTTGTGATGTCCGCTCGTCTGTCACTGCTTTGCAAGCAGAATTGATAACGTACGGTACGCCGTCGATCGTTCCTGTGTTTCCATGGTTTACGATTGTGTAGAATTTGCGGCCCTGTTTGTCTTTCAGTTTTGCAAACGCTTTCAGATCCTTTTTGTTCAGAATCAGAACTGCGACGTCTTCCACTTCCTCGTCTCCGCCGTAACCATAGATAATATCGTCCAGTGTTTCATCTGTGATCGCTGTCATAGAAATGTCTGTTTCGGGATCAATTACCTGATCCGCCGGTTTTGTCGGATTGTGGAAAATGCCTTTGAATTTTCCGCTTGTGCCGTCTCCGATCATAATCTGTCGGTTCATGTACTTTCTAATCGCGCGTGTGACAGATCCTTCTACTACAGAATCGTAATCAGCGTTCGGAAGTTTAACCATTTCTTCTGGTTCTTCTGTGTACGCCGTGATTTTCTGTTTTTCCATAGTTACATAACCGAAAGTCGGTTCTGTTGCGCTATAGTCTGTGCTTTCTGCTGTGCTTCCTGCTCCGTCGCCGTAGCTTTTTACATATCCTCTCTGATATGTTTCGCCGCCATTTAACGGAATTGCTCTGACACGATCCACCAGTGAAGAAACGTCGTTGAATGTCTCTTTTATGTCGCTTGCAGTGTGTTTTGGTGTTACTGCCTGTGTGACAGAAAGCGCATTCTGTACAGATCCGAACGCCACTTTTGCGTTGAACTGTACTGTCTTTCCGTCTTTTAGGCTCTGCCCTCTTTCTTCGCGCTTTTTATTCTTCACGTTGTCGCCTTTCTCTCCCGGTGTTCCTTCCCCGGCATCGTCGCCCGCCTGTGCTGCCAGTCCTGCGATATTTGCGCGGTTCTGAATATCCTGTAAAATGCCGTTAATGTCTTCGGCTTCGGTTGTCAGGGCGTCCAATGCTTCGCCTTCTGCTGTCTGTGCCTGTGTGCCGATCTCTTTCAGTCTTGCTTTCAGGTCTTTCATGTTCATGTTTACAAGTTCTTCATGCTTCATTGTCGCTTTATTCTCCTTTCGTCATTCCCTTGATACATAATCTTTTGATCTGGTTTCTTTTTTCGGCGTCTGCTGCCGCTTTCGCCTGTTCTTCCGGTGTAGGCCCCTTTTGTGTCTGCTCCGGCTGTTTCTGGTGTGATTTGAATTTTTCCGGCAACTTTCCGGCGTATGTCAAATAGTCGCCGACTGCTGCCACATAATCGGCCGCGTCAGTTTGCGCGATATCAAAATATTTCGCCGCTTCTTTGCCGTCTAACCACGTTTCGGCATTTACCAACGCTTCCACCTGGTCGATCGTGACGCCTTCCGCCAGATGATCTTCGTATACGTTCATGATTCCGGTCTGTATTTTATCCAGATCGTCCGCCATTTTTCGCATTTCGTCCGCATTGCCGGAAATTGCGCCCCATGGCTTGTGAATCATCAAAAATGCATTCGACGGAATTTCCGGTGGCTCTGTTCCCGCGAATGCGATTACAGATGCAATCGAACCGGCCAAACCGTCCACGTATACTTTTACTTTGTTTTTCTCTCCGTGGCGTTTAATCATGTTGTAGATCGCCATTCCTGCGAACACTGATCCGCCGCCGGAATTAATATATACATTCAAGTCTTTTCCTTCTGCCTGTGAAAGAAAATTCTTGATTGCGTCCGGGTACTGATCTTCGTTCTGCCATGCCCCCCACCAGTCCGACACGATATCGCCGTAAAAGTAGAGATCTGCGGAAATGTCGGTCATGTTTTTGATTTCAAGCCCTTTTAATACGTCCGCCATTGTCTGCCCCCTTTCAGTTTTGCTTGTACATAGATAGCGTTCATGAGCATTTCAAGCGGTACTTTCGCCGCCTGCTGCTGTCCGTCGCCTTCCGGCGGTCCGTTGCCGCCGCTTCCGTTCTGCTGCCCCGTCTGGTACAGTGATTGATCGTCCGCTTTCACGTAGTTCAGTGATACCATTCTCACGTCGCCGTCTTCGATCGGCTCATAGTAGAGAAGTTCCCGGAACTCGTTGATTGTGATAATTCCTCGGTCATACAGAACCGATCCGATTGTTGATCGTGTCTGCAAAGTCGCATACTGTAAACGATTTGAAGAAAATATGATCTTGTTTCCGAATCCTCTTTCCCTCTCCGTCAGTAATTTGAATGTAAATTCAAGTGATAATTGAAGGGCGATCGGTTCGATCACACTTTCGTAAAATGCGTTCCAATCTGATTCTGAAAATTTTGACATTAAAATATTTTCATTCACGTTGTAATAGCGGTATACGTTATCGCGTAAAAACTGCGATTGCAGCGTCGGAATAGTTGGGGCTTTCTGGTTGATTTCGTGAAATTCCATTGTGTTATCCAGTCCACCCAGTCCGCCTTCGTTGCTCGCGTCCATGTATGCTTCCTGAAATTCTTTTACTTTCTTTTTCAGTTCTTCGTCGTCCGCAAAGTTGTTATATTTCAGATAACCTTTCAGGTTGGCGGAATTTTTAACCAGATTCCGCAAGGCCTGTCCGGTTGCGTCCAGTAATTCCAGTGTGTTTTTCAATGCCGGATCTGGTTCAGATCCTAAAAAACGCTTTCTGTCGAATCTCGCTTTCAGGTGGATCACGGATTGATACGGGACCGTGTAGATCTTCCCGTCATAGTCCCACGTGAACCGGAATAACATTGCTCCGGTTTCTTCGTCTTCCCACACTCTGAACCCGCGTGTCGTGATTGGCACAATGCTTTTGACTTTGGAAAAATCGTCATTGTAAAAAATCACTGCGAATGCATTGGAATTTCTGACAAGCTGTGCCGCCATTTTGTACAGTGCGTCGTATACGGACAATTCCGGCGACCAACGCAAGGAAAGAAGTTTCGCCAGATAATCGTCGCGAATCATCATTCCGCGCGAATCTGTACGGATAAGCTGCGGCGTCAGTTTTCCGACGTTCGTTGCGATACAATTTGTTATTGATCCGATAATATCGCTTGCGTCCATATCCGCCGACGCGTTGTATTCTCCCCGGATCGTGAAGATCGGACTAAACTTCATTTTGCGGAATGTCGCAAAATCTTTTAATATTCCCGTTTCGTTCTACCCCCTTTCGGCTTTATTCACAGTTCAGTTTATCTTTTAAGTGCGTTCATTTCTGACCTGTTTTTAGACGTAAAAAAGAGAGGGGCACGCCCTCTCTTATGCTGCATTCTGTAATTGTCTGCCGATTTCCTTGTGATATTTCATTTTTACGGCCAGCGCATCGAAGATCGATACCGCGCCGTCGATGTGCGCCCGCTTTTCAATCTTGACAGGCTTCATTCTGCTGTCGTCTGTCTGGATCTGGACGGCCACGTTTAACAGGTGTGATTTTAACAGGTTATTTTCTCCAATCAGATACATTCCGTCTTTCAAATCTCCTTCGAAAGTATTTAATACGGGCGTCAGGTTCGTTCCCTGATATACGTCGTCCATGTGGAAGCCTGCTTCTTTCATTTCTTCCACCAGATAACCCGCGCAATATCTGTCGTAGCCGACTTTTAATGGTCGGATCTTATATTCTTTTATCAGACGCACGAACCACGCGAACACGTCTTTGTAATTTACCTGATGTTCTCCCGATATCGTGAGATAGCCCTGTTCTTTGAAAATGTTGTATGGGACGCCTTCTTCATCGATCGCCACGTTGTAGCGTTCCTGTGGCATGAAAAATTGAGTGATGATATGATTCTTTCCGCCCTTTTCAATAACCAGTGAAACGGCTGTCAAGTCGGTTGTTCGTGAAAGGTCGATACCGGCCACGCAATAACAACCCCGGAAGTCGTCCAGTGTGTACGGCTGTCCTGCTGCCTTTGCCACTGTCTCATAGTCAAGCCACGCAATCGAAGAATTCTGCTTGATGTTGCAATACTTCGTCATGAATTCCGCTTTTTTTGATAACGACTGTAGGGCGATCGCGATCTGTTCTTCGAAGAATTCCCACTGAACCGAAACGCCTAAATTCGGATTTGCTTTCGCCAGTTCTTCTTTTGTGTTCCATTTTTCCAGATCGTCGATCATGTACAGGAACGGAAGCAAGCGTCTTTCTTTGCTCGATCCTTTCAAAAATGCGGTTGATCGCTTCATCAGTTCGTCAAAGATTCCGTCGTTGACATATCCGGCGGTTGATGTAGAGAGCGTGATCGGCTCTGTTCGCGCTCCTGTACCCGAAACCATAACTTCGTACTGCTTCAAGCCCTGATCGCCCGGCCATGCTTCCATTTCGTCGTTTGTTGTCATGGTCGGGTTGAATCCGTCCGCCTTCTTTGCATTGAACGCAATCTTTTTTATTGTGGTGTTTAATTCCTCTATGTAGATATCAGATCGCCGCTTCTTCGTCACTTCTGCCAGTTCTTCTTCTGCTTGTGTGATTTTATAAAAACTGTCGTATACGATATCGGCCTGATCCAGTTTCGGCGCAAGGCAATATAATTCGCTGCCGTATTCTCCGTCGATGTACGCCACGTATGCCATGATTGCCGCTGCGAAAAGGCTTTTTCCATTCTTACGTCCGACCAGAAGAAAGATTTCCCTGAACTGCCGTCTGTGAGTCTTTTTATCCAGTATTCCGAAGATTGCCGAAACTATAGCTTTCTGCCATAATTCCAACTTGAAAAGGTCGTTCCGTCCCTTTGAGTGGTGGCAGAAATTTTCGATAAACTGGATCGCTTTATTTGCTTTCTTTGCGTCAAAATCCCAGTCGCCGGATTTTATGCCGTCAACTAGGATTTTATAGATTTTCTTTATCCATTTTCCCGCTATGATCTGCCCGCGTTCGATCTTGTCGTGATACTCGACAATGTAATTCGCATATACGTTATGCATTTCTGAACGCTGCCAACTTGCTTATTTTCTCCGTCTGTTGTGGCGGTAAATACTCGATCAGTTTGTCGATATTTGAGTTATACGCCCGCGAATATTTGTCAAAGGTTGCAACTGCCGGATTCTCTTTCATGTATCTTTGCGATCCGTTCACGACTTCGGTTTTTAGTCCTTCCGTCATGATTGAGTATTTCGCTTCCCGGATTGCCACGGCCTGAAAAGCCATTTCTTTTACCTTGCGTTCGATCATTTTCTTTTTCCGGTCGTCCTCAACGTCCTTGAACAATTCCATGATCTTTTTTCGTTCCTTTTCGACCTCTGCTTCGGTTAAAATCTCGCCCGCTGCTTCTTTTTTCAGTCTCGTTTTCAGGTTCTTTTTCCGTGCTTCCGGCAAATCTCTGAATATTTCCAGAAGTTCCAATAACTCCGGTAAAACCTGATCTTCTTCGGGTTTTATCTCTCTATCTTTCTCTAAACCCATGCATTTACACCCCCTCTCACGTGCGCGCGCCTGCGGAGAGTTTTTTTTACCTAGCTCCCTCGGTTCTTTTGGTAGAAAAATTTTTGCTACCCCCGGGGGAGTGGTTGGCGCGCGATTCGCGATTTTGTTTTTGTTTTTGGCTGATCTGTTTTTGATTTTCAGGAAAATGTTTTTGTTGGAATGATATTGCCGTTACGATCAAACCTGTATCGTTTCGGCTTGCCGTGATGTTCCGCGTTGTGGTGCTCGTCGCACACAACTTCCAGATTATCCCACGACAACGTGATGTTCGGATCGTTTATATTCTTCGGCGTGATCCATTTCTTGTGATGCACTATCGTTCCGATGTTGACTTCTTTCAAGCTGCGCTTGCCTTCTTCGAATTCTTTCTGGCACCGCTCGCACATTCCACCCTTGCTGTCGTAGTAGGCTTTCCGCGTCTTCTTCCATGCTTCGGAATTGTAAAAGGCTTTTGCATATTCTTTCGCCACTTGTCACTCTCCATTCTATCTTCTGTCGCTGTTCATTTCTGACCTGTCTTCCTACTGCTGCCGATCATATCCATTGACGCTGCCACATGATAACAGAATTCTTTCCGGTATTCGTAGAATAGGCGACGGCAACAATATGTTTCCCCCAACAACTCCCACGGCGTATTATCTTTCAAACTCTGGAAGATCTTCCCGATAACCTGATCGCGTGTTACCTTTGTGAATCCTTGCAGTTCTATATTCTCTTTTGCTTCTTCGATCGCTTTATCTGCCCGTTGGTCAAACGCTGTGTACTGCCCTGTGTGCTTTCTTCTGTCCCGTTTCTCCTGATCCTTTATGATCGCCCGGACAATCGTTTTTGTGTTTTTATCCAGTTTATACGCCATGGTCGCTTCTCCTTATCCTTCGATCTTCGTATTCTGCAAATAGTCCAGTAGATCTTTTTCTTTCATATCGTCGCGATTGAAAAGAAATGCGGTCATGGTTGTTGCTCCACTTTTCCAGTATACCTGTTTCGGAAAATGCCGATTGATAAACGGTCCCTTGATCTTGTATTCGTAATCGGTGTTCATTGATGCCGGATCGATCGCCTGAATAAATCCTTCGCCCAGTACGTCCACTTGTCCGTCTTCTGCTTGTAGAATCCGCATAGTCTGACCGTATGGGTGTTTGTTTAATACAAGGCGCGTCACTGTCAGTTCTTCTTCCTCGTCTTCGTACTGCTCCGTTGCGTCTATCAAATTCCAGTGTACTTCGTTGATCTCGTACTGGTTGGCTTCCTTCGTCGCTTTGAAAGCCCCCCCATCTTCTGGCATTTCGCCCGTTAATTCAATCACTGCTGCCAGCGCCTTTTTGTCCAGTGATTCTTTTATCGTGACGATTGCCCAGTATGAGCCGCCGAAAAGAAGTTGATCGCCCCGACGCGCAACGTATAGGCCCGCGCCCGTGTAGGCTTCTTTTATCAGCCTTTTGAAATCTCTTAATCTTACAAACATTGTTCCTTCTCCTTCCTACCATTCCGGCTGTTTATTTCTCTTGTACAGTTCACAGTTCGCGCATGGCGTCCAGTCTGCTTCTACACCTTCACAGCACCCGAATATTTTCGGGGCTTCCTCGCAATTAACCAGATCGAAGTTGTCTGCCCGTGCCAGATAGTGCCGGATCAGGCTTCGCGCTTCTTCTGCCGAATATGTAACAGCCGTTTTATAGCCCTGATCTTTTAACATGGCCATAAATTCGACCTGATCTTTTGTCGGCTTGTTGTCCCCGAATTTCATTTCGATGTACAAGCCGTTGAATCCCCGGCGCGCTACCGGAAGCGACAGATCGGGAACGCCCGCCACCATTCCGGCAGCTTTCAACAGTGCGCCGTTTGTTCGCTTCCCTTCGTTCGGGATATGATGCAATAACTTTAATTCCGGTACAAACTCCCGGACGGACCGCGCCCAGTTAAAAAGTTTTATCTGCTCCGTGATCTCTGAATTTTTCATGTTTTGTAATTTGACCGCCATTTGATCTCCCCTTTCAGTCTCTTGTCATTCTTGCGTATATGTAAAACGCTGCCGTCACTCTGTTAAACTTCACTTCGGCGTCTAAAAAGCGATAGCCCGCGTATTCTTTTTCAAGGCTCTGTTTCAGTGTTTCGTGATCCTTTGCCATTTTCTCAACCCGGCGTTTCTTAAATTTCCGGTATGATCTTGTCGGCTCTGGTGGCTTTTTTAAGTTCTTTGAACTGCACCACCGTTTTGTCCCGTGCGGATTTTGGGAAATGTAGGTGGCAAGTCCGGTTATTCCGAAATCTTCGTCCGGTTTTACCCGACGCGTGTTTGGTCGCTTGCATTTTCCCCACATTGCTTCTAATTCGTCACGATCCACGCCGTCGCCGCTCATGAGTATGTGAAAATGTGGGCGTGTGTAATCGTCCACGGCCAGAACGTAGATATATTTCATGTTATCGAACCCGCGTTTCTTTCTCTTGCGGTTCACGCGTTTGATAAAATTCGTCACGTCCTTTTTTGCTCTCTCTATATCTTCCGGTATGTAGCGATCGTCCCACCCGAACGTCGCCCAGATATCCCCTTCCCCGAAATTGATATTCGCAAGGCGGATCACATATCGACGGGCGTTCTTATCGTTCAAATTCCTTTGCGACGGCTTCGTTTCTCTTTTTTTCTTCGTGTGTGGCATATCTGCCCGGTTATAGAAAGACGGATAGATCATTACTTCCGCAATCTCTTTCCCTGATTTCAAGTTTTTACACTTAATCGTTGATGTTCTGTAAAGGCTTTCCACCTTTCCTTCCTTCAACAGTCTTTCATACTCCCATTCTTCAAGTTTTTCCTGTTGATGTTTCCACTGTTCTTCGAAATCTATCAACATGGGGTTCTCTTGTCTGAACTTCTCTCTTGCTGCCTTCTCTATCTCTTTGTCAAGATCATACTGATACGCTTCGTTGTAGTCATAGTTATCATAGCTTCGTTTCTGTTTCATAGGATCCCCCTTCCCGTCCATGTATGTATTTATTGATTTTATATATAAAAAATAATAGTGTCTGATTTGTTAATACCCATTACAAGGACGGTTAAGATTTCTTTCTTATATATAGAAAAAACACGCGTTCGTGTTTTTATCCTTCCCGATCTGGTATTCTGTATAACGAAACGATCTCCGGCGGCAAATCTCCGAACACGCGTTCTAGTTCCCTGAACCCGGCTTTCATTTCTTCGATCGTTTCTTCTGCCTTCTGTCGTCCGTGTATCTCTCCGGCAGTAATTGCCGTGGCCGCGTCTAATCTTTGCGAAAGAATGTCTCTTTCTCCCTTTAATTTGCGAACCTTCTTTTCTAGTTCTTTGATTTTGCCTTTCTGCGTGGTTTTTTCGTATTCTTCCCGATCTACTATCTCGCACAAAAAGCAAATTTCGCATTGTAGATTATTTTCTATCCGTATAACCGGGCAAGCGATTTTTTCGCTTACCTGTACAATCACGACAGATTCACTTTCGTTATTCGCTTCTATATCTTCATTCGTCAGCCACTCTAAACGGCTATTTTCATATGTCTTTTTCATTGACTTTTCACTCCTTCCGGGTGTATTATGGTTTTGGTTAGATTTCGATATCGTTCGAAAAGGCGGATCACGGAAGTTTTTATCTTCTGTAATCCGCTTTTTCTTTTATTCATTTTCCTTTTTTTCTCTCTGCCCTTCGTGAATATAGCTGACGATCTGTGTTAATTCGTCGTGTTGCTTCTCTGACAGTTCCCCGTATTCGTAGGCTGCTTCAAACTGTCCGATCAGATATCCGGCCGTGAAATCAAGTTCCATTGTTGTTTCTTGTTTCATCAGGCGCGGAATTTGTAAGGAATATTTTTTATAATTCCGTTTCAGTCTCTCTTGTCTCTTCCGTCTGGATATCATTTTCAGAATTCTTTTCAGTTTCTTCATTTTGGTTAGATTCCTTTCTTTCTGCTTCTTTCGTTTTCTGTATTTCTGTGAATGCTTCTCGGTCTGTCTGGTTGTCGTATGGGTTTAACGATGTAAGTCCGGCAATCTGCCGTCTTCTCATTGGATTTACTGCTTTGTCGTCGATATAGATATCTGCATTGATTTTTCGACAATCGTTCCCGTATAATTCGATCAGTTCCGGCAGATTTTCGTTTACCGTGTCAAATTCAAGCCCGCGTTCCTTGCACCACGCCACCGCGTCTTCTAATTGCTTCCCTGTTCTGTTCGTCCATAAGATCAGGCGCGATCCGTTTAACTGCTCATTCCGGCAGAAATTAAAAACAGTCGTGTTTACTTCGCCGATTTCCGGCCATGTTCCCGTATGTAGTGTTCCGTCAAAATCAACGGCTATGATTCGATTTCCCTTTATATCCATTTAGCCCGCCCTTCTCATTGCTGCCGCCTGCCCGGTCATGATTCCCAGATCAAGCGGTTTTTCCTCTTTGATCGCTCTGTTTAGGTCTTCCACGGTATAAATCCCGATTTCTTTCAATGCTTCTTCAATTCTCTGTCGTTTCTCCATGCGCCGGATCTCCTTTCTGATAGCTGCTTAAAATTCCTTTTCGCGCCATTGCTGCGGTCTGGATCGCTTCGACTGCAAGATCGATTGATTTTTCATAAATCCGCGTCAGTCTGTTATTCTTTATATCTTCCGAAGAATTTTCTTTCACGTCCGACCAAAATTGATCGATGCTATATTCCAGTGATTCCAGTTCGTCGCGTGTCTCGTCGAATTCTTCAAAAATTACGCCGTAGGCTTCGTGAGAACTTGCAAACAGTGGGAACTTTTCGTTTGCTGCTTTCAACTCCGTTTCTGTCAGTTCATAGATTTTCTGTTTTATCGCGTCCATGCTTTCTATTTTCTCCTGTTCCGATTCTTCTTCTGGTTCTTCTTCCATGTCCTGGCTTTTCGGTATTATTTCCCCGAATATTGCTTCCAGCACATTCACAACGATTGAATTCCCTGCCTGTGCGTATAACTGCGTATCGCTGTTTAATTTGTTTTCTTCTGCCGCTTTGAAATCTTCGTCTGAAAATCCCATAAGCCGCCAACACTCTAACGGTGTCAGTCTTCTGATTCTGTATGATTCCATTTCGTTACGCTCCAACTTGTATAATTCCTGATTGCTTGACATTATTGTGGGGCTGACGGTCCCGCCTGCCTGAACGCGTCCGCGTCTGGTCTTTGATGTGGGAAAACTAAGATCAGCCACCCCCCTACTTGCCATTTTATAGACCCGACTTTCGTCGCCTGTTTTATCATTACTGCTTCTAACATTCTTTTTGTCCTGTTCTGATAATCTTCGTCGCGTGTTTGTATTCTGTCGCTGTCAGACAACGGCATATCCCGCAACTGTCAAATACTAAATTCCCTTGATGTTCTCCGCCTAACGCTCCTAACTTCTGGATTCTCCCCCCTAATCGGATTTACAGAATCTTCTACAATTTCAAGAATCATCGTGTCTTTATTGACTGTCGTTAATGTATTGCAGATATTTTCCTGTTGTGGCTCGATTCTCTGTATGGTCGGGATTCCTGGCGTCCTGTCCGAAGGATTTTCCGGGTTTCTACCTCTAATCGCTATCGGTATTCTTTTTTTCACTGTCGCACCTCACTATGATATAGGGTTGTCGTCCCCCCTGTACACGAATTGAGTGTTGGGGAAAGGCCTTTTCGATCGTAAACACGGCCGACGCTCGGATTATCCCACCCGGACGCGCCTTTCATTATGTTGCCGATCTGCATTGTCTTTTTATCCTGATTAAGTCCCATTCGTGGCGGTCTTTGCTACCTCTGCCCCCCCCCTCTTATGGTTTTTGACACTTTTTTTCGAGTCGCCCGCTCTGTATCAGTTCCGTGATAAGTCCGTCGGCAGCTTCCGAATTTACATAGAATTTTTCTTCTACTTCATCTTCCAGTAAATCGTCCATGGTCTTTTCTAGTGGTGTTTCTTCCGGGAACTGATAATCATAATCGCCCAGAATTGACACCATATAGGCGCGCTGTCTGTTCTGCGGAATGCCGAAGTCTTTTGCGTTCAGGATCTTTGCATAATTTTTATAGCCTTTCCCGGTTAAAAACTCTTGCCATGCTTCAAAATTGTGTAAATTCTTTCTTTGCATGACCTGCGGCACGTTCTCCATTAGAAGGATCTGCGGAAGTTCTTTCATTTCGTCCAGAAGTCTTTCGACTTCCCATAGCATACCGGACCGTGTGCCTGATCCTTTATCCATGCCAGCCATTTTCCCGGCGACGCTTAAATCCTGACACGGGAATGAATATGTTACTATGTAGGTGTAGTTATCTGTTTCCACCACTCCCAGATCGTCGCCTGTGATATTCTGGATATTTACAAGGTTTTTCGTCGCCCAGATGTTGTTGTATACTTCGCGAAGCCACCATTCCGGTTTCTTTCTGATTTTATCTTCTGCCATTGGATCTTTTCCGTTGTTGGAAATTCCGTATCGCGACAGCTTTTCGGCTATCTGTTCTTTGCTAAAATCTGCGCTATAGTCTTTTGTGTCGTCCGCACAATGGATCGCTTTATAACTTGCGTTCGGCTGAATCCACCATTCACACGTCCGATAGGTCGTGAAATCTGCTCCCAGATTCCGCAACGCCATGGCCTGTGATCCGATTCCGGCAAATAATTCAATTAACCGAATCGGTTTGTTTATTATGTATTGTTGCATTGGTTAGATCTCCTTTTGAATCAAATTGTTATTTTATAGTAAAGTTTCATCATTAGATCAGAAAAGCCATAGTCCGGCGTTTCTTCTGGCTGCATTGGTGCATCAAGCCCCAGTTTTTCCCAGTCCTTGTGGCGGATTTCTTGATATAGATTAAATTCTTTGACTGTTGCTTTCTGTAGGTCTTCCGGAACCTTATAGAACCAGTCCGTAAATACTACGATCCCATCCTTTTCGATCCACGCCCGCGCCGACGGTTGCGAAACTTCCCTGATCTCTCCGACCGTCATTATTTATATAACCAGATCTTAAAAACATAAGTTCCCGGAAGGTCTGGATCTCCTGTCGGTGCTATCATTTTTACTTCACGGTTTGCCAGTTCTTCTTCCCGGCGGGCTTTTGCTGCTTTTCCTTTGAAGATCGCGTCAGATTCTCCCTGTTTTAATGGGTTGTCTTCGTCCTGTACCGTGATATACTGCGCCGGACTTAATAATGTTAAGAAGTCTTTAAATTTCAGGTTCATTTTTGCCATGGTTCTTTTCTCCTTCCTCTTCACTTGTTTTCTTATCCCGTGAACCGGTTTTTGCGCCTGCCTGTATATGATCCGTCGGTATCTCTTCCAGTGCATCCGGTCCGAAGTTCTCTTTGATCGTTTCGTCCTTGATTCTTTTGAACTCTTCGCTGTCAAAGTTTACGTTTATCGCTCCTATGACCGTTTTTTCTTCTTTGTGTTCCTCTTTCTTCCCTGTCATGGTTTCCCGTATATATGCGTGTGGTACGTCACAATTTACAGCATTCATTACAATTTCGTACTGTGCCGCCTGTTTAATTAGATTGTAAAAATTAGAATATGTAATCTCTGTCCGGTCTTCCGGTTTAAATGCATCCATAATTCCCATTAGTGTTTTTCTCCTTTCTGAAACGCTTCTGCTCTCGCTGCCACGATTGCCTGTTTTGTTGTTTCGATTGCGATTCTTTCGGCGTCTGCGCGCTGCATTCCCTGTGCTACCACTCCGTCTATGAATTCGCTGATTGCAAATCCAAGAAGCATCGCCACGTCCACGAATTCGCCGTCAATTAACACGATCGGCGGTTTTTCCATGTCGGAACTAAAAACATGAATCCCGGCGACCTGTTCGACCGCAACGGTTTTCATTTCTTCCGGTTTTGCTCCTGCCTGTTCTGCCGCGTCCTTCAACGCCTGTTCGATTGTCTTTTCTTCCTTCATTGGTTAGATCTCCTTTCAGTGAGTAGTTGAACCGAATTTCGGTATCTTTATTTTTCCGGCGTGTGTAGTTGATCTGTCTGATCGTCCTTTCCAGTCGCCCCAGTTCGTCCGCTGTCAGACCGTCGCCGGATAATGTCATAATGATTTTTCTTTCTTTTTTCATATATCCCCCGTGTTCTGGTCATTTGTCACGAACGATCTTCTTTCTTTTCTTTCCACTGCCGATATATTGTGCCAGGTTCTTGAAGTGTCGTTTCTTCGGCTGTGTCTGCGCCTTTGTTTCTATAATCTGGCGTTTTACCTGATATCTAGCAAATTCCGCGAAGCGTTCCGCTTCTTCTTCTGAATACGGCTTCCTTTTGATCTTCTGGACGTAATGCATAAATTCATGCGCCGTCGTTTCGATCAGCGTTTCTTCCGGTTCTGGAATGTCTGCCGCTATGTAAATACGATCCGTGTTTGTGTCGAATACTCCGAAACCTTTCTGCCCGTCCGGTGCTTCGATATGATCCGCGTCAAATGCGATTATCACGTCCACGCCGTAACGGTCTTCCGGTTCTTCCAGATCTTCGATGATCTTTGGAAAAGCGTTTTGCAAATATAAAAGCGTTTCCATGATCGTTTCGAAATTTTTCTGAAAGTCCTTGAATTTCTTTTCGCCCGGTATCGCTTGTACTTGAAAGCTAATTCTTGCCATTTATTCTCCTTTCGGGATCTGCCCGATCAGGCGTGCGCCCGTTAATACCAGTTCTTTTCCCATGATCTCGTATTTCCAGTCGCCGTGAAGTCCACATTCACTGTCAAGTGTTCCCTGATAGGTGTCCCATGTTTTCTGTGTTTCGTTGTAAACCTGTAAAGTTACCATTTCCGTTGACTGCTGCCGGGCGGCTTCTTCCTGTGTGTGCTGTTCTGCTGCCGTTCCCGCTCCGAAACCGAAAATAAAAGCTGCGACTGCTGCCGCTATGATGCAAGAAGTAAATTTTTGTTTTCTCATTCGCTGCTGTTTCTCCTTTCCAGCGGTATCGGGTATCCGTCAGGAAGTGCGTTTATTAACTTTTCCAACTGGATCAGCCCGATTTTCTGTATATTGACTAAGGCGTTCGGCTGACAGGCGTTTAACTCTGTCATGTTTTTGTGTATGCCGGCCGTGATATCGGATCGTAAGGCGGGCGTTAATGGTTTGTAGAATGTTTCCATTTTTCTTTCGTCTCCTTCCATTCGCTTATCAGGTCGTCGATATAATCCTGTATTACTCCATCGGCGTATTCTTCGACGTTCTTCAAATCTTCTTTTTTAAATCCTTCAAGCGGTCCCAGTTTTTCCAAGTCAGATGTATTTCCCGGCTTTGCGTACAGAATCCATTCTTCTTCCGTGTCGCTCCACATTATTTCCGCCGTTACGCAACCCAGTTTTTTAACTGCTAACCCTGTTCTTTCCCATTTCCACATTTTTTGTTTCTCCTTCCTTTTGTTTGTGGTACAATCCTTTAGAAAGGTGGTGTTTTTATGAGTGAAGCAAAAGGCATTTTCAGTATTTCTTACGGAGATCCAGAACACATTCTTGTTATTGACGATAACAAACAGCCTGTTTGTTTAAACGATGAGGAGCAAGAATTTATCGACAATGTATTTTCTTTTCTTGCTTCTTCTGTTGATATTTCTGATCTTCATCTTGATAAAAGAAGTGATAATTATACAAGCCTAATTTATGGCGAATATAACGATTTCCTTCGTTTTCGTCTTTCCACTCGCACAAAATGGTTGTCCCTTCGCCTTCCCTCTGACGTTAAGGCGGACAATATGAACAATCCTTTGTTTGATGCACAGAAAAATAAAAAGCAACTTCACTGGAAAGCAAAATTGAATTCTTTAGAAGACGTTTCTTCTTTTAAGGAATTTATTATCGCTTCTTGTGTTTGATTTGCCTTTTGCCCGTGGTTTATGCCATGGGCTTTTTAATGCTTAATATGTTAAGCGTTTTAATCAAAAAAAATTTCACTCACTTTTCTATTGAGTGCGGAAGCAATCTTCTTCAACGTGTCCGTTGTTGTTGTCGTTGTTCTCCCGGTTTCAAGCCCGTTTATAATGCTTCTCGTCACTCCTGATTTTTCCGAAAGTTCCGCCTGTGTCATGCCTGCTTCTTCTCTGATTTCTTTAATCTTATATCCCATGAGTGTTTCTCCTTTCTTGTTTTGTTGGTTTTAGCTTAACATATTAAACACTTGCTGTCAATATGTTAAACAGTGTTTAATATATTAAATTTTGTATTGCTTTATTTGTTGAATCATTGTATAATATATTAAACAGATAAAAGAAAGGTGGTGTATAAAAATGACGCTCGGCGACATCGTGAAGAATTACCGTACAGAACACGGACTTTCTCTTCGCGAATTTTCCAGAATATCCGGCGTTAGTAACGGCTATATTTCGATGTTAGAAAAGAACGAACATCCAAAGACTAAAAAACCTATCGTTCCTTCTATTGAAAAAATGCGTTGTATTTCTAATGCTATGGGAATGTCGTTTGATTCGCTTCTGGATATGATAGACAGCAATCAACCTATTTCAATTAAAAAGGAAAATGCGCCCGCGGCGTCCCTTACTTCATCAGAGAGCGATTTATTAAGTAAATATAGGCGCCTTAATAGTGAAGGTAGAAAAAAACTTGTCGAACGTGCCGACGAATTATTCGATCTCGGTTACGTTGAAAAAGGGGACGCCGAAAAAATGGCATAAAATACCATTACAGGGAAACTAAGGAAAATATTATAGAATTGCGTTTTCAAAAATAAAAACACCCACGGCGGCAACCGTGGACGTTTTAATAGATTGTTACCTGTCGACAGAAAAGGCCGGCTGTAGTAACTCCCTTGCAAGTGTTATTATAGCATAGGCCTTTTTCTTTTGAAAGGGCTTATTTTTTATACCCTTTTTTAGAAAAATAGAAAGGTTGTGTATATTATGGCTTATGCTACGAAAACACTTGCTGCCAGTGCCGATGATCGGATCGTTGCGATCTATGTTCGTGTATCGACCGGGTATCAGGTCGATAAAGATTCGCTTCCGTTTCAAAAAAAGGAATTGAAAGCGTATTGCAAACATATCTTACACATTGATATGTCGCGTGTAGAGATCTTCGAAGACGCCGGGCGATCCGGCAAGAACACGAAACGGCCGGCATACGAAAGAATGATGCAGAAAGTCCGCGCCGGGCTTGTCTCTCACGTTCTAGTATATAAAATTGACCGTATTTCCCGAAATCTGGTTGACTTCTCTTTGATGTACGACGATTTCAAATATAACCGCGTGACGTTCGTTTCGCTAAACGAACAATTTGACACATCTTCCGCTATTGGCGAAGCTGTCTTAAAAATCATTCTTGTATTTGCGGAACTGGAAAGGAAACTGACAAGTGAACGTGTCAAAGATATTATGATTGGACGCGCCAACGAAGGGAAATGGAACGGCGCGCGTGTGCCTTATGGGTGGGACTGGGATTCTTCCGCCGGGTGGCCGGTGCATTCCAAAAAGGAAGCCCCGTTCGCCCGGGCAATGTACGAAATGTATCTGGAAGTCAAATCAACCGGTAAAATCCGCGATTATAACAATGCTCACAAGATTCCGACCAAGCGCGGCGGCGAATGGACTTCTAAAACTGTCGGCGACTTCCTTCGAAATCCAATGAATAAAGGCGACTACCGATACAACTACCGGGAAAGCGCACGCGGCCGAAAAAAGCCTGCTGACGAAATCGTGTACCTTGAAGGTATCTTCGAGCCGCTTGTTGATCCTGAAATCTGGGAAAAGGTCAATAAAATTATGGATATCAATCGCGATCAAAGAAATATTGGTGGATCGCACCCGATCGAAAAGAACTGTAATGTCTTCGCCGGTCTGATCCAGTGCGGTTCGTGTGGATCAGGTTATCTTGTGGGTAAAAAGGATAAACGCCGGAAGAATGGTTTTACACCGTCTTTATATTATTGTGGCGCAAAAACGAGGGCGATTCACTGCCAGAACCTAAACGTCAGTGACGTGAAGATCGGACCATTTGTTATTAACTATATATCCGCTATGGTTCGCGTGTCGAACGAACGACGAAAGATAAAATCCCCGGAAGAACTGGAAGAAATGCTTTTATCTGACAAGGCCGTATTTGCCGATATTATGGGTTTATCGTCCGATAGTTTAAATACTACCTTCGAACTATTAACTGGCAAATCTGCCACGGGTGGCGCGTTGTGGCGTGCCGATCTGGTGGATCAGGAAGGCGCGGCCGCTGATCCGGCAGAAATCGAAAACTTAAAAGATCAGATCCAAAAATATGAACGCGCAAAAGAACGTCTGGAAGATGCTTATTATTTCAGTGACGACGGCATGAGCGAAAAAGAATATCTGGAAAAGAAAAATCGGTTTGATTCCGGGCGCGTGGCTGCCGAAAACAAATTGAAAGAACTGACCGAAACGCATATCGCTTCCGGTGTTGATGAATCAAGTTTCATGAAATCCGCTTCCGCTTTTCTTCTTACGCATAAGATCCACGCCGGATCTCATATCGTATATAGCGATCTTGCCGGAATGGTTGAAGAAGAATCGATCAAAGAGTTTTTCAATCTGGTTTTGGATCATATCACGGTAAAAGATCGCCGCGTGACGGAAATCGTGTTCGCGAATGGTCTTTCACATAAATTTATATACCGTGATTGAAAATGCAACTATATGGGCGTTATAAGGTCCCGCGCTTTCAGTATTGATTTTATGATGTGGTACAGAAACAAGCGGTTTAATTCTCCCACAACGCCCGGTTCGCATTAAACCCGGCCGAAACTTGTCAAACAACATTACAACGCCCCGTTGCAACCCGTCAGCATTTATAAGGGCTTCGGACCTTCACAATCGCCCGCGGGCCGGTTGTGGCTGCTTTAATTGCCGGGCGGCTACTGCTGCCGCCCTGATCTTTATTTCTTTATCGGGAAGTTTTGCACTTCTATTGTATATTCTCCCTTTCCGTTGTCTCTTTCCATTATGATTGCCCAGTCGTTCCCGTGATATATTGATGGTATTCTGCAATCCTTGTTGATTTTTACACCTTGCACTCTGTCCCATCCGCTTTGTTTCTTTGTCGCTGTCAGCGCTTTTATCGCTGCGTTGTATTCGATCATATCTTCTTCTTTGTAAATCAGGATCGTGAAGTCATGTTTCATAATATAGTTTTCCATTTTCTCTTCCTTTCCGCCGGGGACTGCTGCCCCGGCTCTGATTTTTATAATGCGGTTTCGATAAATTCCGCTGCCGCTTTGATTGTTCTGAATGTGTGAAACTCTCTGAATCCGATCTGGTCGTCTTCTCTTACATTTACGTGATATACTCCGTGCGTTCCTTTCATTCTTGTGATTTTATATCCCTTAACAATTTTTACTGTTTCGTACATATTTATTACCGCCTTTCTAAGTGTTTGTTTATTTTTTATTTCCTTTTGTTGATATTATATTAGCATACGTTTATATAAAAGTCAATGCTTTTATTAGCTTTTATTTATATTTTTTTCGTTGACTTTAATATTATATTAGTGTATGCTTATATTATAAAAATTGAATAGGTGGTGTTTATTATGATGAAATATTATCGACTGTTTGACCTTCTGGCGCGCCGGGATATGAAAAAGACAGATCTTCTTTCTGTGATCTCCGCGCCGACGCTTGCGAAGCTGTCGAAAGGGGAAACGGTAAAAACTGACGTGCTTTGTAAGATCTGCGATTTTCTGGACTGTCAACCGGGCGACATTATGGAATATGAAAAATAGAAAAATCCCAACTTTAGGAAATTTCCTATTGTTGGGATTTTTTAAAAATGC